CGCGCGTCCCCTGTGCCACAACTTGAAACGCTTCGTCTCTAATACTTACAATACTTGCGTTGCCATCCATAAAGTTGTCGCCCAAATCTACTGCCGTACCGCCGTAAAACGTTTGCACGTTACCAACCGTTACAACACTTGTATAATTAGCTGCACCGCCGTTTCCGTTTATAAAGGTGTTTAAATCGGTGTGCGTTACGAATGGCGAATTGGCAATATCGTTCCAAGTTAGCTCAAAACCTTCGCTTTGTACTGGAGCCTCATTTAACAACTGAAGTCCAGCAACAGCTACTAATACACCATCACATCTAACTTCTACAAAAGCGTACGAGTCATATATACCAGCAGGCAAAGTAAGTTCACCTGTTAAATAGTCGACTGTAACTCCGTTTCCTGTAGCATCAATTATTAATGTGTACGTTAAGGTTCCTGTACAACCTAACTCAGCAGTTAAAGCTGGAAATGGATTCCAATTTGGGTTCTCCCCAACTTCTTTGATATCTGCGTTCATATCTGCTAAAGTTTCAAAACTAAACATACAATACATATCCATATCCACATTGTTACCAACTAGTAAGGATATAGTAATTCCACCTGCTATTATTTCACTTGCGATGTCAATTAGAAGAGTGTTAATTCCTGGATTTGGAAATGTTTCTTGAACAACTCCATCTACCATCCACTGTAAATAGCCTGTCATAGTAGTTCCTGTTATATCCAACAGTATTCCTCCTTCTTCCATATCCACACTTAATCCAACAATGTTAGCAGCACATGTAAATGGAGGTCCGCATACAGCTGAATCACAACATGCTTCTACTACAGTTCCACTTATAATATTACCTAAAGTATCTTCATAATGACTTAGCACAATTTGACCTGTATCTATATCTCTTGTGTATACTCTTATTAATGTAAACTGATCTGTTTGACCTTCTACATCTGGTAAAGTACCGCATACTTCTTTTTCATAGTACGGCATCTGTTCACTCTCTGCACAAGTATTAGCACTAATTTTACGTAATTGCTTTATAATACTTCTAAATTCGTTACTATATTGTGACATAGTTTAATTTTTTAAAGGTACTAAATAACTACTTTAAGCACACCTGCAGTGTGATAGAATGCGCCTACAGTTAAACCTGCTCCAGCTGCGGCAGCGTTGTCAGCATATTCTGCTAAACCTACTACATGCAATACAGAAGTTGAAATAATTGTATTAATAGCAAGTTTGGCTGGCACACCTAAAGTAGATCTTAAAGTGAGCCCGTCTGGAGTTGTATCGTGTCTAATTGTTTGTGCTCCACTTGTTATAGTTGATGTAACGCCGCCAGAATTAAAGCTTGTAATCGAATTATTGCTGTTTTTTACTATATCAACTGTTAAGGTTTTATTATCTCCGCTTAATGTAGTGACATTATCTGTCAACACGCCGCCTAATTTTACAGTATTTACAGTTTTTGTTAAACCGTTTTCAAAAGTAAATGGAGCTGGACGACCTCCTACTTCTGCTTGATTACAACAATCCCAACCACAGCATTTAAGGATATCCCATACAATCTCATCTAAGCTGCGGAACATTCCTGTATCATGTTGTTTTGGCAATTTTGTTTTAATATCTCCTGCTTCTATCCAATATTTTTTCTTTGGAAACGCCATTATATTATTTATATTTAGCTTGTTATTTTAAAATTTGTTTTTCTTTTTATCTTGTTTGTTTTATAGTAAATGTTAGGGGAGAATTGCTTCTCCCCCTTCATCTACACAACACAAGCTTAGATATGTTCGTAACCACTTGGTACTAAAGTCTGATCTTTATCAACAGAGCAAGTGATAACACCGCCTGCTCCAATTGTTCCAGCACTAACTAACCATGCGTTAATTACCGCTTCAAATGCTGTTTGAGTAGCAGTATCTTTTTCTGGGATAGCTACAGTAGACAAGAATTGTGCATTCCAAGTTGTGCTAATAGCAGCAATAGTAGCTGAATTAGTTGTATTGAAATGCTGTAAAATGTATTGGCAGTATGGTACACATTCTGCTGTTACACTGTTTTTAACACGGAATCCTTGAGCACTCCAACGACCGTATGTAGTATTGTACATGTCGTAGTTACGACCAATACCACCTGGTTGTTGTTTGTATTCTCTCCAACGTAAGTCAACACCTTGACCTTCAGCCATTTTAACGCTTTGAACATAGTTGCTAGCCCATTGACCTGCTTTGAAACCAGATGTAGGGAATACGTTAATTTTAGAGAAGTTAGATGCATTGTATTCCAAAGGAGGGAAACAACCACACTCACGTGCTGGCAATTTAGAAATTACACGGATACCGCAAGTATATTCTTTGGTGCTTGTAGAAGCATCAGTGCAACCTGCACAATTAGCTACTGTATTAACTACCAAAGGATTTTCAGTAGGATTTAATACGATAGGAGCATTACAACCAGTGCCACCAACCAATGTAGCTGAAACAAGTAATGCGCAGCTATTAAGGCTAACTGTATAACAGCTGTCTGTGCATTTTTGTTCTACATGGAATTTACCAGGAATACCCTCTTCAACTAATAGTGCGTTCAAAGCGTTTTCCAATAATTTAATTTGGCCAATCAACATATATCCATCACCATTTGCTAATGTAGCTGGAACGGTAAGTGTGATATCTGGACCTGGAGTATTAGCATCATTGTTTATTACGATTTCATCTAATGCGCAGATAAAGCCTTTGCCGCAAGTATCTTCAACACATGGAAGTGTGAATGAAGTAATTGTAGCATAAAGACGTTCTACTTCAAATGGATAGTTGTTAGGTACTAGGTTAGTTTTAGTTGAGCCGTCTGCGTACAAAGATTTGCGATTGATTTGATCAATCAATTTACATACGATTTCCTCACATGCGTGAGCTGTAGGAGTACAGTCTTCAGTACAGTCATCACAAGGATCAGTAATAATATTTACTGGATATGTGAATAATTGATAAGGAGCTGCATACAAGTGTAGATCAGTAGAATCCACTTGAATTTTGATACCGTAATCAGTACCGCAATCTGTACAGTCAAACATAAAATCTTGGATTTCAGGACATGCGCCACGAGGTGGTTCTGCTGATACTTTAGATATTTGACGTTTGTTTAGGTTTTCACCTGCTACTTTACGGATTTGGTCAGATACACCATCACCATCCATATCCATACCGATTGCGATATAAATATTGTCTTGTGCTGCTACTGTACCTGCGCTTAATGCTTTATGAGTTTTAGAACTAAAGATGCCTAACTGTCCTGGCATCAAGGAAATACTACCATCTGTTTGATACAAAGGTGTGTCTACAGCTAATAAAGCATAGTTACCTTTTGCTACCAACAGATTCTCGCGTGTTACATTTGAAATCATCTGATTGATTTGTTTTGTTTTGTTACATTAATAGTTACTCGCTGAAATATTATTGACTTCCCATTGAAGTCATTTTGCTTACTTGAGTTTGGAATGTAGGATTGTTTGTATCTACATATGAAGCAAGTACTGCTAAATCCATTATAATATCCGCTTGTTTTGGGTTAGTAAATAATAGACTTTGTTGTACTGCTGGAGTTCCATCAGCTAAATTATACGCACCAGTTCTAGCATTATCAGGATTACCTAATCTAGGATGTTTTGCATAATAGTCCATAAATACTTGTTGAATATCTAATTCACCTTTAAGTATACGTAAAGTATTGCCAACAATCCTGTATCCAGTTTCTCTGTATAAATAGCTAGGTTTGTATAAAGGATCTTCTATATACGCGTTCTCATCATCACCTTGTATACGGTAATGTTTTATATCTTGAACAACACCACAACATTCTGCTGAAGCTTTACTGTAACTACGTACATGACGTAAGTAATCTACAGGTAAATCTGCTTTAACAATTTTTGCTGTAACATCTCCAATAGATAACAGTGTATCTGTTTTAAGTAAAACTTGTAAAGAGTCATCAACACTTTTATTGTACTCTGCTACCTTTAATAATTCATTAACGTACGAATTAAGTGCTTCATTCAAATAATCGTCAATTTGCTCTACGTAAAAGTTTCTGTTTTGCAGACTATCTACTTTATTAGCTCGGCGACGAAATCCGTAATGCATTAAGTTAATATCGTACATTGTTTAGTTTTTGGGGGATTACTTACCTTTCCTCTTAACCTCTAAAGCATCAGCAATCTGATCATACAGCAAAGACTCCTCAGGCTTACTTAAACGCTTAACAAGCAGTTCAAATGTAGGTGCTATTTCTACACCATTAAATTTATACGCGCCTTTGGTTATACGCAGTATACCCGAATCTGATGCATCTTTTATAAATGTTCTAATTCCAAGTTCATCCTCACTAAGTTTTAACAATTGAAAGAATTTAGCTTGGTTAGTATTACCATCGATAACTGTAGTATCAGTTGCTCTTTTATAAAGTTCTTTAGCAATTAAGGCTGGATCAGTAGTTTCGTTAAATTTAAGTTTAACATCGTTATACGCTACCAACAAAGCACGCATTTTAGCAGGTGACAAATAATATTGTCCAGGAGTAAAATATTTATTTACTTCCATTGCTTGCGTATAAGCCTTGATAGCATTCTTTTCTTCAATGTCTTTATCTACTACAACCCATTTAGCATTAGCTGTATTTTTAATTTCATCTTCATTAAGTGCGACAATTGGGTATGCTTTAAATGCGGCTAGCTTTAATTGCTCCAATGGTACGTCTACGTTGAATGTTAGGGTATCGTCAAAAATACGAATGTTTAAATCTTTGTGGTTACAGAAAGGGTCATCTTTGTGGTACAAGTCTACATCATAAATTATAGTATTTCTATTAGGCCCAGTCTCGTATGACAATTTAGCTTTCTTAGCTAAGTCTTTTACTTGATCATCAGTCAAGCCTTCAAATATAAATTTATGATTATCATTGCTCCATAATATAGGGTAAATTTTACGTGTCTCAGGAAAGTTTTGATATCCTTTAACATCAGCAGTTTTCTGCCAAAATTTAGATCCTGCTTTTACAGGTTTCACATATATTAGTTTTTCCATAATTTCGCTGTGTTGTGTTTAGTTATTTTTTCTTGTCTGTTTAATTTCTAATACTGTAAGTTGAAAATCAATTCGCCAGTTTTATGTGGATCAGTAAGTTGAACACCTTGGCTAGATTCACGGATAACCTCAAACCAGTCATTAGAGTGAGACATTGGCATATTCAAACCATTGGTAGGACCGTATGGACCGTAAGTACCACAAGTATAACCAAATTTCTCGCCTTTGTTTTTCTCGATCCAATACAAGTTATCACCACCAAGACCGTCACCAAAACCTAAGTCTACAAAAGTAAAGCGTTGACTTTCTACTGGGTATCCTGTGGCAGGATTAATTTCTGTGTGGAAATCACGGTTATCGTATGCTGGGAAGTGAATTGGAATCAATTTGCCCCACATCATATTATATACTTTGTAGTAGTTACCATACCCTAATGAACCACCTTGACTACGATCCATTTTGTTACCATTGTCATCAATGTAGTAAGTTGCTTGATCGCTGAAGCTGCCATTAACAATGTCTTTAACTGCTTCGTCAAATAACTCAAGGCCAATTTGACCAGTAAGCATATAAATGTTACGATCTTTAAATTCGATACGATCAAAGAAAATGTCACGCAAGAAGTCTTTTACCAAGTTAATGCTGAATTTATTGTAATATTGAATATTACCTTCTTCCAACAATTCTTGTAGACCAGGACCTTGTTTAACAGGAAGACCAGTTTGCTCATCAATCAACGAACGAGTTGAACGAGAGTACATAGCCATCATTTCTTTTTCTTGTTTCCATTCGCGTTCAGCAATAGCTTCTTGAACAGTGAACCACATATCGCTAGAAGCTTGTTGGTATTTACCACCTTCAACTTCAAGATACGGTTTAACTACTAATTTAGCAGCAGCTGCATCACCAGTGATACGGTAAGATTTAGCCATCTTAGTTAACCAAGAGCGCATAACGAAGTGAGGCATATCACCCGAAGATGTAGAACCAGCACCGATACGAGCTTCAGAATAAGATGTACCAATTTTTTTCCATTGTTCGCCTGGGCGTGTAAATTGTTTTGGCAAGAAGAAGTTATGATCATCAGTAATCAAGCTTACAGTATAAACTGTACCATCACCATCTGCATAAGGTTCTTCTTGAACACGTACTTGGAACTGTTTAGGACCGCGTGGGATAAGGATATCACCAACACGGAAATAGTCACAATCTAATTTAATTTTAAATTTAGACTGGCCTTTACCTAAAAATAAATTGTCTACTTCATAATCTTCTAATACGATAGCTGGACGATATCCAATACCATATAATTTCCATTCCCATTCTGAAGTATCAATCATTTTTACTTTACCTTTACCTTTAGTCATATCCGTAAGTGGAGTAAGATTACGAGATAAAGATTTTGTTGTGCATACAAATTGCATAGCATCTTCACCTAATTTTGTAGGTTTGATATATGCGTTATATGCTAAATGGTTTTCCATTGTGTAATTCGCCCAAGAAGTTTTTGGGTCGTTTTGCTTATAAAGCTCAAACTTCGATTTTCTAAATTGCATAATTTGTTTAGTTTACTAATTTTACTATTCTTTTAGGTTGTATTGTCTTTTCCAAACTTTGTTTTAACGTACTAGTTGCAGCTTGACGCTGTTGCTTTTGTACATCCTTAATTGTATAATTACTAAATTCTAGATATGCTAGTAACAACTCATGCTCTCGTCTAGCCGCGTCCGATGCATTACGTTCTAACAATCGTTTTTGGTATGGAGTGACTTTATATACAGTGTCCTCGTATTTAAATGTGTCTGTAGCATCAAAGTAAAATTTCTCGAATGCTTTGTTATTATCAATAGGAACTCCGTTTAACTGCTTTGCAGTGCTAATTAATCTGCGACGTTCTTGCAGATCAATTTGTTCTTTAGCTAATTTAGCTTGTGCCTCAATTTGAGCTTGAACTTGTTGTTGCTGAGCTTGTTGTTGAGCCTGTTGTTGCTGTACCATCTCTTGATGTTGAAGCTCACTTAAACGTTTAATAGTTGCAGGATTTTTAGCAGTAAGTACTTCCATAACATATCTAAAGTCTCCATTACTATTCTGTATAAGTGGCTGTACCAAAGATTTAAGTTGTTGAATAGACTGAAAGTCTTCAGCTGAATTAGTCAAGAATACTCCAAACTCAGACATCGCTAAGTTGTTTGGATCCATATTAAAAGACACTTTCTCTAATTCATCAACAATATACGTTAATACAAACGGCTCTTTATCTTTATACGCCATCTTCGCCTGTTCCACAATAGCAGTGCACACAACTTCCTTTAGTTTATTGTGCATCAGAAAAAAGTATTCTGTGATGTTAGAAGATTGTATTAATTTCTGCTGATTGTTACCAACTGTTTCATACGGAGTAGCTGTACCTAGTCTATTTTCATTTGAGCCTACAGCCTTCAGACAACGCTGTTCTATGAAATTCAATAATTCAATATACTTAGCAATATCCGCAGAGTTAGACATATCAATAGATTTCCAATACTGTGGATCACTGCCCATCATGTTTTCAGCATTAGGGTTTATTAAACCAATTTTATTAGTCAGCAAGTAATACAACCATTTCTCTGGTCCAATATCACTTGGTATTTGAGACGCTAAGCCTATCATTACTTTACCGTAATCCTTAGCAATAGCTTCTTTAAGTCGATACCAAATTATATCATAATAAATCTGCCATTCTAATCCACGACTAAGTAATGAAGTAGGTGTACTATTATTACTATCATAAGTTAAACCATAGTAACAACCTTTTACATTATACGGATCTTCAATATTACGATATTGATTTTTCAAAGGCTGCATCTTAATATAAAGTTCTGTACCTATCTTAGTAGTTTCCCACCATTCTGGTACCCAAGCTACTTGTTGTGCTAAATCAAATTCTGGATTAAAGATATAAGATTCATCTACAACAACTTCTATTGGTTCACCTTCTGGATTATCTGGATTAGTTGTAGTTAGGAATATTACTTTTTTCATTGATTTCCATACAATATGCGCAACCCTGAATTTTAAATTCTTAATTGGTACATCCTCGTATGAAATATTTGAAGCAACTAATTCCATTGTATTGATATCTGCAATCATCTTTATACCTAGAGCATCAATCGCTGTAAGACCTTGTGAAGTTAAACTTTTACCTGACAATATTTCATCAAGTTTTAATCTATCTTCTTCAGTCATTTCATGTCCAAATTCATCATACACTTCATACAGATTTAATACACGCTCATGTACACACGCCTCTGAATCTTGTATCCATTCTGAATCCTTAGACTTAATGTAAAAGAAATTCATAGGATTAACACGTTGTACAATAGGCTTATTGCGTATACTAGTGATATAATAAATCTCATGTGCGGATATGATAGCATCTTCCCAACCTTTGTTAAACTTAATTGCCATATCTTGTTCTTTGACAAGATATGTTAATAAGTGCTGTGCTAAAGTTTCTTCTGGTAGCTTATTAGCTTCAGTAAGTAATTCTTTAAGCTTGGGTGGAGTTTGTTCTTCAAGAGCCTGCTGGTATTGTTGATGTAGCTTTTCATCTTTTTCATGTCCTGGCATCTCTTGTTCCAACTGTTGTTGAACGCCTGCCATGATTTCGTCATAAACAAACTTCTTGTATGCCTCAGTAATCTTTGTACGTTTCTCAGACAAGCTGTCTGTGTTAATTGCAATTGCCGTCATTGCTAACGGGCGTTTGATTTCTTCTCCAATAAGTTCACGTAAAGGTAATGATAAAATATCAATATGCTCTATTTGAGAAAAATCACTGCCTTGTAAATTAAATGGATTAGCCACGTTCTTATACTGAGCAGTGTCAAATTTACCATGAAACAAATCATAGTATTCTTTTATTTTTCTTTTATTCTCAAAAGACATCATCGAATGTCCATCGTAGTAATCTGCCTTAGCTTTAGCCCAAGCGTAATTATTAGCAATCTTCTTCTTGTATGATATCCTATCTCTCAATTCATACGGTGCTTTGTTATTACCATTATGCAAACCAGTTAGAAATTTAGCTGATTCTGTAAATTCTCCCACTGTTGTATATATTTAATTTGATGTTTGTTTTTCATTTCTTTTTTTTCTGTTTTTTCTGTTTTTTTTCCGTTTTCATTTTCTTTTACAGAAATTTATTTTGGTTGTGATACCTATAATACGAGTTATCGAATATTGTGTATATGGTTTTCTTTTCTTCAACTTCTGTAAATTCTTCTTTAGGTTTCAATTCTTTATTCTCTTCATACCACAACATTAACAACAATAAAGCTGAAACTCTATCCGTATTTATAACCCTGTTATAGCTTAACAATTCTTGTAAAAGTGGTTTGTCATAAATATAGTTAATGTTACGGTATGTTTTTACTATGTTGCCCAGTTCATCATACTCATTATCCCGTTCCTTTAATAGCCATCTAATTAGATACTGTTCAGCTTGAATGATTAAGTCTTCAGTCATCTTGATACCCACGTTATATCTTTGTTTTATATTAGGATTAATCTTCCCAATAGTAGTCATGGGTGTAGGTGCAAGCAAACCTAGTCGTTTAGTTTCAATACAATATTTGTAACATCCGTTTAAGTTCATCTCAACCATTAGCTTAGCATTGTAATACAATGATATCTTGATAGCTATTTCATGAAGCATGTCTACATTTGGTAATCTACCTACGTAATGAGCTACTAACATATCATACACGCCATCAAATTTTTGCACTGCTTTATGCACATAAATAGCAGCTAATGATACACCCTTACTCATTTTCTCAATATTATCATCTCGATACGGGTCATATGTAACTTTGTATAAATGCAGTGGTATAACTTCTGGTGGATGTTCATAAATTGTTAAACATCCTTGTATGCTAGCCCCATCTCGTATTGGAAATTCCTCTATCTGTTTCAAAGCGTGCTTAGTATCAGGTACGAATTTAACTCCATAAGTTTCTTGTGGATCATAAACAAGTTCTCCTGTGCTAGTAAATTTTTCTATTTTATTCTTATTAGCTTCAAGATATCTAAGTTGGGCTTGGATCTCTTCTTGAGGAAATAGTGTACCTCTGGCATTAATAAACATGTCAGATGGAACTCTAGGATAGTTCATTTTATCCATTGCCAGAGCATCGTGCTTCTTGCCCTTGCGCCTGTTTTCAATTCTTTCTGTGGCCAATTCCCAGATAGTATTTCCGTTACCATCTTTCAAATCTCGGTAAGTGTATTCAACAGGAATAAACAAACCAGTTTTACCTGAGTGCTCCCAATGATCTTCAAACCCAAGCATATTATATTCATCAGGTCGGTAGAACATATACTGTGATTCTACTACTTTATCAATATTACCACCTGTACCTAAATACCATGCCATACCAAACTTACGTCCTTCAGTAATCTGTACAGCTTCATTTGATCCGTGCACAGCCTTAACATTAGGTAATAAACCTACTTCATCAATTGCAATCATTGTACACCTGTAACCAGCTAAAGCTTCAGGATTATTAACCGTCATTACTTCATGAACAACTGTAGAACCTGAACCTCGTTGTCCCCAGTTACCGCCTTCCTTAACATCGTATTTGTGTACTAGCTTGCTACCTGCATTAGTAGTACCAGCTAGATTTTTCCATAAAGGTGAAGGTTCACTCTCACTGCCGCTACCAAATTTTCCAGGCAAATCATTAATAATAGATACAACCATGCGCATTAAGTTCTCAGACTTATCTGCTTTGTATGCTCCAACACCGACTGTGATGACAGGTGGATTCTTTAGATACTCTAGATCATACTGTTTAGCTCCATCAAATAATATCTCTGCAGCAATAGCCGCAGCCACAGTATAAGACTTACCTGTTCCCCTTGAACCTAAGATAAATAAATTCTGTGCTTGACTCTCATATAAAGCTTTGCCTAATGGTTTAGTATATTTACCCTTGATTGCTTCAAGTGGATCTACATAAGGTTTTAGTTTGTATGTTACAGTATTATCTAAGTAGTCCTTTCCTCTCCCATCTTTATTGAAGCATGCATCAGATAAAAAGTATCTACGTTTCAATGTGTCTACTTCATCTACTGTGAATCTTTGTTTGGTAATATCAAATTCTTTATTTCCTGTCTTACGTTTGATGTCTTTGTCATATGCTAAAACGCCCATGTGGCATGTAAAATCCGCTAGTTCAAAACCAGAGAACCCTCTACATACCGCATAAGCGCTAAACACTATCCATTCTACATCGTCTATCCTTGCTCTAACCTTTCTAGTAACATTATACTTATGATCAGTCTGCTTAATTAAAGCCATACTACCATAAAAATACAAGGTGGGCATTGCCCACCTGTATCCTTGTTCTGTATCGTTAATAGGATTTTTACTGTCCCAGAACCAGTACCCCTCAATGCATCTCCTTTTTTGTTCTTTCCAATATTCGTGATAAGCTCTTGTACTTGGATGATGAGTAGGGTGCGCCTCTGGTATTAAGTTTTTTAGATTCTCTATTTTTGGGTACATTCTTATTTATTTGTTTTAATTTTTCATTTGCTAAATCTCGCCTCGTTCACTAGCACTCTCTCTGCGCTGACCTTTGGTCTCTGCTTTATTATCTTCTTCTTTAACCATACGTTCAGCACGTTCATAGTCTTGCCACAGCTTGTACATACTAGCTAACATCTTTTCTTTCTTGTCTGCTTCAACATCTACTTCATATTTTAGTGTGCGTATATAAGCTTCACGTTCTTCTAATTGATCTTTCCAGAATGCAAGGCGTTTGTGTACATAACTGCTGACATGTTTGTCATAGATCGGATACAAAGTTTCAATTTCTTCCCAGTTACTATCATAATATGTGATAGTTAATTCAGCAATCTTATCTGCTACACTCATATTCCTGAGTTTATTTAAGCTAGTCTGATCACGTAACATAAACAAGCACCACATCATTTTAGAGCTGTCTATCTTCTGTTTACTTTTATCTTGATCATACTTTTCTTTAAACTCAGGAATAGTTAATGCAGCTGGATTCTGTTGCCAGAAGTTACTTTCTATATCAGAGTTATTTACAAGGTTGTGCTCCATTTGCTTTTATGTTAACGTTTTTTAGCTGACTTTCCATATACTCTTCTTCAATTTTAAACTTCAAGCTTCTGCCATCATAATCAAATTTAGCTTTTAGTTCTTCAATGCCTAAGCAGAACTCTATGTATTTTAAAGCATCCGCCTTAGTACTGTTCTGTAAGATAGTTACTAATTCCCATTGAGCGTTTTTCTTAGCTAGGCTAAGTGCATCAGTTATTCCTGTAACATCTTTCTGATAAATCTTGTATATGATTTGCATTTTGTTTTTGTTTTTGTTTATTAGTTTCTTTTCTCTTTTCTTACTACTTCTGAATTTTATACATTTTGTTTACAGTAGCTTTCAATGTTAATACTTGTTTAGAACTGTCATTAAATGTTACTGTAACTGTGCGTGTAGTAAGAGATTCTACTTCTTTTACTGCTGAATAATCAGAGCCAATAGTCCATACACCGTTGATAGTATTACCCTTTTTTAATGCGCTTGTACAGCCACATGAAGTTTTAACATCAGTGATTTTCTTTGTGCCTAAGTAATTAAATTCATATTTCTGTTTACTGCCAGGTGCTACTACACCCATATCAATTACTGTTCTATCCCATTCTAATACTACTAGTACTGGTGTAGATGGAGGAGTTGCTATTGTAGCTGTTTCTACTTCTGTTGAATCTGGAGCGGGAAGTTTTACTTCTACTACATTCTTTTGTGGTGTAGTCTTTTGTGTTTCTACTATATTAATTTTTGGAGTTGTCATTTTTATGCTTGTGTTAGTGATTGTATTGTTTTAAATTCTATCCATTCGTCTTTAGAATTAATTGCTTCATAGCATGGCGGAGTGGCTGAACAGCCTTTATCTGCATAGAATAATTCTGGTATAGTGCATCCACAATGTTTACAGCTGCCATGATTTAAACATTCTGGTGACTTGATAGCTACTTGTTCTTCCCTATATTTAGCTCTTTCTTCTACCCAACGAAAATGTTCGTTGTACAAAGTTACTGTCCAAGAACGGAAGTAGCCTAGCACGAAGGCTTTGATATTAGTTGGAGTAATATCTTTCCATGTAAATTTACTGTAGTCCATTTGATGTTTCTGTTTCTTCTATTTGAGTTTCTTTCTCTGCTTCAATAATTGAATCGAGTATGTCTTGTATCAAGTATACTCTAGTGTAGGTTAAGTTTTCTTTCTTTGGTGTAATTTCAACTTCTACTCCATTTACATCTAGTTTAGTTGTAGCTTCATTCTCATCATTATATTCTACATTTCCAATTTGATCTTCTGGGTATACACATAAAATGTAGCTTGGAGATGGATAAACCATTTGTGCTATTTTAGCTGGATCCCAATTTGCTGCATCAGTATCTGGATTTTCTTCTGTAGTGAAGTACGCTATACATTCTGCAAATGTAGATAGTACACCTATCTGATCATCGTTAAATATTAGCTTGTTGTACTGTACATCTTCCTTGCTTGTTTTTTCGTCTCCGCTTTTTGGTTCTGTTAACCAGTTCATAACTACATCAATAACGCTGCGTGAGTATTCGGTTATTGGAATAGCTAAGGCTAAGTCTATATCGTTTTCCATTTAGTTTGTGTGTTTATTTTCGTGTTTGGTTTGCTTTGCTTTGCTTTGCTTTATTCACTTGTATATTGCTTAGCTTCTGCTATTTCTTTACATTTAGATATGTAACGATTTATTCCTCTTTTAAAGCCACTTTCTAGGTCTTCTTCTCTGATCCTAAGTCCACAGCTTATAGTTGTGTTTTTGAAATACGCCATTGTTATAAACTCGTATTTGCTAGAGCCAGAAGTTTCTTTGCAGTACTGCACTAAAATTCTTGTGCCATGTTCTGGATGTATGTAGTTATATTTATTGCAACTAGCCTCTTTATCCCTCCAATTTATAACTACCGTACCTTCTTCTGTTTTCTTTAGTTCGTATCCAGCTTTAACTAACTTGGCTTTGATTATTTCTGCACTCTCTTCGCATTGTTTTAAAGTCATAGCTTGTGCTTATTTGTTTTGTTCTTGTAATACAAGTTCATCACAAGTCTTTATAAATTCTTTTAGCTTGTCTGTGTAGTCTGTAGTATTATCTATTTTTAATTCAGATATTGCGCCTTTATTAACTGTCCACATAGAACATGCCCAGGTCTTTGGCCTCTCATTAAAATACTCAAATATATTTATATAAACCCTTAGCTTGTTGTTGGCATCTGTGTATACTTCAGTAACAGCTTCTTTTGCAAATTGAGGAGGTGGCGCAATTGTCTGATAGAATTTATACCCGCTGTTTTTCAATTCGGCTTTAGTTATTTCAGCTACTTCTACTGCTTGTTTTAAAGTCATGTTGATTTAAATCTTAATTGCTTTAAGAAGATTGTCTAAATGATTTGTGTCCATTATCTTTCCTATTTCTTGTACATATTCACATTTAACACTTTCAAAGTTATTATCGTTTTCTAGTATTAAGCTTATTTCATGTCTGTATCCAGGTGCTTTAACTATATGATTTTCATAATCTATTGTTGCTTGTATGGTGTATTTATCACCTTCATAGATATAAGATTTAATTTCTGTAGCTTCACTGTTAATGTTGTCTACTAAAGTAAATCCATTTAGCTTTAACCAAGCTATTAGGTGTTTAAATATCTTTTGTACAATCTCGCTCCTACGTGTATTAACGGTTATGATTGGTTCCATTGTTATTTTTTATTTTCTTTCGCTCTACTTAAGTTCTAATTGAAAATGTGGGAAATCTAAGAATGAATGATCTTTTGTGAATGTATCAGCATCCCAGTCTATTCCACTAACTAATTTATAAGGGGTTGCTTCAAGAATTGGATGTGCAGTGGCTAGGACATAGCCGATGAAGATTGCTAGCCTGTATTTGTCATTCCAATTTATTGGATACGGCACAGCATCTACAGCCATAGAAGGGTTAGAGTTATGTTTGCTGTTAGGATATTTTACTTGTGTAAGTCCTTCATTAAAATACTTATTCTGAGTAGCCTCATCTCTAGTACCTTCAAGAATAGTGTGATCAAATGTTTTACTTACTTCAGTAAATATCTGTATTAGCAAAGGATGGCATGTGTTAAGCTTGCTCTGGCTCTGTTTGGAGTACATTTGATTTTTAGTTTTCTACTTTGTTTTGGTCTAGTTGCTCTATTATTAGAGTATCTATATCGTGTTTGTATTTAATTATACCTTGAGGTACTAGAAATAAAAATTCATAACTTGGTTCTAGCTTATTTGGTATAAACATATAGTGCAGGATCTTGCCTAATGGGAGATATCCACCTTTAGGTCTACCATCAGATGTAAATCCTTTTTCTGTTATTGGTGTACCTTCAACAAGTGAGTCATCAAATGATATGATATCACCTACCTTGTGTTTATGAAGCGTGTTAGTATCAAGATTATAGTTATCAATAACTGCTTCATCTGGTACCATCACAACTTTTGCGTAGTTGTAGGGTGTCTTCATTGGACCTTGGCTGTTTTGTAGCTGAATTTTTAAATCTTGGAACTCTGAATAAGTGAATAACTCTACTAGAACATCTTTAGGGTTCAGTAGGCTTATTGGATAAGTCTTTGAGGGCTTTTGTATCCAATCTGAGAGCGTCTGACGTAAGTCGTTTGTGTTTAACTGCATTTAAATTTGATAATTTACATTCGTATAAATCTAACCAATCTTCTAGTGTATTCAGTCTTTTATCATATTCTTCGTCATTCATGTACTTTGGTTGCACTCTCACTTTAGCTGTTTGCCCATGTTTAATTTTCCTAAATAAGTATTCAATTTTCACCTCAAACTTACCAAAATACTTCAGCCTTACAGTAGGACAATCTGCTCTTTGTAGGTTAGCTCTAGTGATTTGAAATAAATGTTTAATAATTTCCTCACTAGTAACCTTATGCTTCTGAAGTCTCAGTTGGAACTTCTTGTCCAATTGCTGGTACAGTGTGGTCATGCCTTTTTAAATTAATATTAATATTAAGCTCAGTAACATCTTCAGCTAAGTACAATACTGGGTTTATTATCAACTGCCTTTTGTTCTTTGTCGTGTAGAGTAATCCTTGCTTCATAGCAATATTCCTTAGAAATGTATTCAAAGTATTCATTTCCTCTACATTAGTTAGTTCCATAATCTTCCATTTCAATGTTTTAGTTATTGCTTCTCCTGGTCCTAGATTCTGACATAATTCAACTAAAATCTTACGCTCTTTTTCAGTAAATGCTTCAGGAAATAGAGCTTGCATTATCAGAATATTAAATTCTAACAGCTGCTTCCTAGAATAAGTTATATCAGTTCTTGGAAATCTACGTTTAATTTGCATTGTATTGTGTGTTTTGCTGTTCAGAAGGTAATATTAAAATATCGTCAATATGAAAAGTCTCCTCTGTTTCGTTTAGCGGGGTTATTGACAGTCTTTCTTTAGTTTCCCCTGCCCTTTTCTGTACATTTCTAGCTTCTATCTCTCCGTAAAATCTTAAATATATACTATTTGAAATTTCGTCTATATTGATAATATCAACCCCTCTGCTTTTCGCTGTTTGAATACTTTCTTGAATAGCTCTATATACTCTTCGTTCGAGAAAAGTTCCATCTCCAATAAGCGCGTCTCTAGGGTTAGTTGTCCTAATATAAGTCTCAACGAGTCCGCGGATGTATCCTGGGCTAGTCCCCACTGCAAATCCTTCAATAAGTTGAATATGGTGTTGAACCTCATGGTTAAGGGCAAATCTTGAATCTTTAAATCTTCCATTATCTATATTATCGTTATTGTAATTTATTATTATACTATTACCCTTAACTCGCATCACAGTTGTTTCGGGTAACTCGGTTGCAACTTTCTTTTTTGATATTGAACTCTTTCAATAACTTCTCCCGCCAAATTTAGAAAACCATCTCTTGCTGAAAGTAGTCCCCCTAAGTGAGCATGTAGCCAAGCTGTGTCTTCTACAGACTTATCTATGACGTTTCCTATACTCTCTCTATATCTATCTGCTTGTTCAGCAGTCATATTATTCTTACGGATAACTCTTTCAATTAAAACCTCTTTAGCTTTTGAATTAACTTTTGGAACTTCTGACATTAATTCAGTTATTGCGTTCATAGTTTTATCCAACTTCTTTTTCAAACCCTTTTCCGAGATTTCTCCTTTCACTTCTGCAAGTATTGGGAGTAATGTAGTTCTCATACTTTGATATACAGCATTCTCTTCTTGAGAGAAGTAGTTAGAATCTTTTTTAGCTCTTTCTACGGCTTTTTCTAAAAGTTTTGCTTGTGTATTCAAAACGCTTAACATGTTCTCAATAGCTAAGTTTGTACTTGCCTCATCAAGAGTTTTAATGTTCTTCTTATATTTATTTAACGTATTTGTCGTAGAGGATATTTTATACTCTTTTCTAAGCTCTCTG